ACGGGGCTTGATTTGACGAGCAAGGGTTGCGTACTGATCCTTGCCGTCCTTGCCCGTCTTCTTGCTGTAATCCCACAACTTATAGTAGGCATCACACAAGGGGCACTTCTCATTGTGGATCTTGCGACAATGGAAATTCTTTACATTCTCACCTTCCCCAATACGGTGAATCTTGGTTTCGGCATAGAACCACCGATCATCGCCTTCCTTGGAAGGAAGAATGCGAAGAGTGGTTGTGCCTTCTTCTAGCTGGACAAAGTTCTTGAGGAAGTCTTGTCCACCGCCAGCAGCCTTTCCAGACTGGAGTTGTTCATGCTTCTTGCGAAGCGCATCTAGATCTACTTTTGCCATGTTGTTTCTCCGTTATTTAGCGTAAAGCTTAGTTTCTGCTCTTTGGTTACTAGACAGTTGAATTAGCATATCCTTCTTGTGGTCGAGAGCAGTCACTAGCGACTTCAAGAGGGAGTACCGAGTTGTAAGGTTGTTATAGTCTTGCTTAAGTGCAAAAATCTCAGGGTCTGCTGCAACGATGGCTTCCAAGTTTTTATCTGTTATCTTCTTGTCAGCACCGTCTACAGCAGCTAGTCTGACCTGAGCAGACTTTTGTTCTACTTGTACTTCAACGGAGTCCATCTTCTGTTTTACAAGTACCATGGCTCCCGCATAGTACGCATAAATAGAGGATTGACGCTCCATCTCATGATCAATTTGATGTTTGTCTATCAAAGTTAGATTGTCGCATAGGCTGATATAGAGTTCCATATCAAGCTTGTCTGCGATGTTTTTTATAATTTCAGACTTCATTCTGTATCTATTAGTATTTTAAACAGGGTTGGGTTTAGTCTAGCTAGTAATAGGAAGCCCCTACTTATATTTGTAGCAAGTTCCTCGTTTGTTGGATTAAATTGTTTTTCATCATCAGGATTGGTATATCCCGTGATTTCTAATAGGACATGGGTAATCTCATGAAGTAAGGTTTCCCTAAAGTATTCACTAGATAACCTATCATCGACATAGATTGTGTAGGTATTTAAATTCGTATACCCAGCGCATTCATCAGGAGCGCAAGGAATATCACTAGTGAACCTAAACTCAAATGTAGCCCAGCCAGCATCTAGGCCATCTATGCATTCCTCCAAGATCTTATCTTTTATATGTTTATGCTTCTGCTTCATGTTCTATCATTGTCCCTTCTGTCATCCTTAGAGTATTATAGTCTACATCCATGGGGACGATAAAGCCCTTACGAGCATTACGGGATTTAATTACATAAACCCTTATTCTACCGTCCTCATACTCTTCCTCATTTTGATTAAGACTAACCACAAAATCGCATGGACGAACCTTACCATAGCTGTCTGCCATTTCGGCATCTGTGATAATTTCGGCACGGCGACCAGCGCGGTTGGTTTGAGTAGCAGTCCAGACCAAAAGATTATTTTCTACAGCAAGTCCACGAAGTTCTTGCGCGATCCTCTCTTGTGCCTGATACTCTGGCATGCCCTCAGCAACAGGGCGTAGTAGCTCAAGATAATCAACGATGAGAACATCAGGTACAAAATTGTCATAATTGCGTAACTGGTTAAGCAGTGCGCGAATATTATTTACATTCGCACGACCAGTGGGAAATTCCTTGATAACCAGCTTGCCGTCAGGGAATTCGTTGCGAAAGATGTCCAACCGCTCCTTGACCTCGCTTGTGTAGTCCTTGAGGCGGGACTGTGGCAAAAGTGTCATAGAGGAGTCGAACCTTTGAGCAATCCGATCTTCGCTCATCTCCAAAGATACATAAAGCACCTTGCGGTTCTCCATCAAAGATGTAACTCCTTGATTAACAAGGAATAACGATTTACCTACACCAGCAGGAGCAACAACCATACAAAGCTCCTTACGCATGGCACCCCCTTCCATATTCTTATTCAGAGTACGAAGGATAGTCTTGAATGTATCTCGCTTCTGACTATTGTATGTGCGATCCCAACGATTACTTAAATCGTCGAAATACATCTGTCCATTATCGACAGAACGAGAAATCATCAATGCCTGTCGGACACGATCTTCTACCTCACCAAACTTATCCTCCTTAATCAAGGTGAGCGATTCTACAATCGCCCCCTTCATGGCTTCACGCTTGGCAAAGTTCTCGATCAGGTCTAGGTAGTATTGTTGATGCCCGATTGATTGAATGTCGAGCTTATTGATAAACTCAAGCTCATCCGAGTAATCGGACAAGTCTTGGGTTGGACGCTTGAATCTCTTGGCTTCCTCCACAATCAAGTCATCCGTAGGCAACTGCTTGTACTTGTCGTAGTACTCAGTTACGATACGATACAACTGATTGTGGATTGATGACTCAAAGTAGTCTGGCTTGACAAGGTTTACTATCTCTAGATAGAAATCCTTGTTGGACTTGACCAGATACAGGATACCACGCTGAATTGATTCTGCGAATTGATACATTACTTTTTCTTTTTCTTTTCCAGTTTAGACTTTAGACCGTTGATGCCTTCACCGAGTTTTGTTGTTGTTGATTGCTTTTGTCTTAGCTCGCTATCCGTCATCTTTCTCAATGTGCCATCCTTAGTTAAAACATCTAGGTTGGGTTTGTATCTCGTGTACGGAGATTGTGTTTTATCTACATCCAATCGACCCTTGGAATCTTGGATGGCTTCATTATAGAATTGAGTGACATTTGATTTACCTATTTTTGCAATCTTGCCGGATACCTTTATTGCAGAAGGTGCGCTGATTAATCGAGATGCTTTTTTTCCACAAGTTATGCACTTTTTGGTTTTAGGCATCTTTTTGGGTACACTTTGATATATGTGATCAAAGACTTCCCCACAGCTATTGCAGCCAAACTCATAAGTTGGCATCAGGCACCACACTCCCCCCCGTTCATAGAACAGGCAGCACCATCAGCCATGCCCAACTCAACCTCCCGATTACCAACATACTTGGCAATGTTTTCAGGAGTCATTGGTACGGCTTCAAGAGGCTCGTTGCCCTTTGATCCAGCACGGTAAATAGTTAGACCCTTTAGATATTCAACATAGTCCAATGCAACAGTTGTTAGATCTTCCGCCTTAGCTTCCTTTGGGAGGTTGATAGTCTTGCTGATGGAAGAATCAATGTACTTCTGCCAAGCAGCCTGTACCGCTAAATGCTGTTCGGGAGTTATGTCATACGCGCCTACGAATCCTTCGATTGATTTTCCTCCGTCGAAATATTCCCGCAATAGCGGATCCACGACAACAACTTCCTTCCAAACATTTGCATCTCGGTATCTACGGATGTAAATAGGAGCAAACATAGGCTCAATACCGCTTGACACACCCCATAGCATAGAGATAGTGCCAGTAGGAGGAATAGTAAGCATAACCGCATTACGAATTCCGTGCTCTTTGATAAGAAGTCGTATACGAGCAGGCAAAGTTCTTGCAAATCCTTCATCTAAATATTTCTTTCTATCAAATGCAGGGAATGCTCCCTTGTCACGAGCAAGGTAAGTAGATTTAATGTACGCAATGTCCCGCATAGCCATTGCAATACGCTCGGTTAGTTCAATGCACTTTTCACTACCATACCGAATACCAAGCTTGATTAACATGTAGTGATAACCTAGAACACCTAAACCGATACGACGAGAACGGTGACCTACTTCCCTGCATTCGGGCGTTGGGAAATAGTTTACTTCTAGGATATTATCTAGGAACTGAATACCTGTCCGAACAGTTCTAGCGAACTTCTTCCAGTCAAATTCACCATCCGTAACCATGTTGGCTAGGTTGATATTACCTAGGCAGCAATTACCATAATTAGGAAGAGGGATCTCCCCACATGGGTTGGTGGAACGCATCTCCTCAAAGTAAGATACATTCGTATGACGGTTGGCTAGATCTAGATTGAATATGCCGGGATCCCCAGATTGAACTGAATTCAACCAGATCATATCCCACAATTGTTTAGCCTTCAATGGCTTTTGTTCCGCAGATACAAAGTCATCTGTGAATTCAACTTTATGTTGTTCTCTTGCTCTAGCCATGGCATCCTCCGCAGAGTTAGCCACTACATCAATATAGAAAGGGTATGGGTGAGCATCGTTCTTGCGTTGTACCGAGAAGATATGGTATTTACGGTTAGCAAATGTAAAATACCAATCTTCGTTGTTCTTGCAAGCTTCAATGAAACGATCTGTGATGCCTACCGAGATATTGAAGTTATTTAACTCCTTCATGTCTAGCTTAACATGAAGGAACTCTAGTAGGTCAGGGTGCGTAACATTCAAGATAGCAATCAATGCCGTGCGGCGATTCTTGCCTGCACGAACATGGTTGCCGATCTCGTTAAGCATACGCATAACGGATACTGATCCGGGAGCAGAGTTCTTCTGCTGTTGAATATGATCTCCCTTGGGGCGGATGTCAGAGAAATTGAACCCGATACCCCCACCTGCACAAGAGATCTTGTACATATCCTGAATGGTCTTACCAATAGACTCAACTGAATCCTGTGGATTGATCACATAGCAGTTGAGCAAGTTCTGACGGCCTGCATTACGCCCAGAACCGTAGATGATTCGACCGCCGGGAACTAAGTCGCCGGACGAGAGGGATTCGTAGAACCTTTGTTCAACTCGTTCCTTATCTTCATCACGCTCTGCGCCAGCAGCAGTCTTTGCGATAACTCTCGCACGCTCGGCCCAGTTTTTTTCTCCGGGGTATGCATAACGCTTTTCAAATATCTCTTGTCCTAATCCATTTAAACTAGCTACTGACATTTTGTTTTCTCCTAGATTTATCTTTCTTATTGATGGTCGATACACCGTTTCTCTTGGTGACTGTTATAATAGAAGGTGTGTCGATAAGATTTTTAAGGTCATTATTATGTGTAATTATAAATAAAGTCTTAGTTTTCTTCAAATTCTGCAATAGTATGTATAGACCTTGCAGGGATTCCGCGTCCAAACTTTCTGCGATTTCATCAAAAAAGATGATATCTGATAAGTCCTTGTCAGTTAAGGCCAAAAGACTTTGCAGCCCCAATAGGACAGCAATATTTACCTTTTTAACTTCACCGCCGGATAAAGAAGAGAACTTAGTCTCCTTACCTCCGATATAAACAGTCTCCTCTAACATCTCATTAAACTTAATGCGGTACTTTCCGCTAGTTAAATGGGTTAGATACTCGTTGCAGTTATTGTTAAAATAATCAATTATATTTTTAATGATGTATTTAACTAAACCTTGTTCCGAGAATGCAACTTCCCAGAACCGCATAACTTCATATTTACGAGATGCATCCACTCTCTTTTTAGACAAGGTTTGCATCTTTTCTTCATAAGTGGCGAGATCCTGAATAAGGTAGTGCTTCCTAGAATGCAGTTCCTTCCAGTCCGCTATTATCTTGTACCGTGAAGATGGAATAGGAATATTCGCCTTCATAGCAACTATTTGCTTTTCTAGCAATGTGCAAGTCATACCCTCTTGTTTTATTTTAGAGTCTAATTCAAGAATATCAGACTCCATCTTCTTAATTTCTTCCGGTGATACCTCTTTCTTTGAAGTAACTCCACAATGCTTGCACAAGACAGGCTTGTTGGACTTGGCTTGCTTAAGCTCTTGTTCTTTAGAATCTAATTCCAAGACTGACTTGTTAATCAGCCTAATTAAGTTTCCAACCGTATTCTCTAGATCAAGAATCTTTTTTTCTGCTTTTAAGATATCCTCAAGACTGTGCTTGGATAGCATCTCTTCCGTAACAGAGTTATCCGCTAGGAACTTTTCTTCCCCTGCCACTATCTCAGCTATCTTTTTATTAGCTTTAACATGCATATCAGCGTACTCTGCGGAAAGCGAATCTAGGCTTTTTATTTCCGTAGCGTATACTGACTTCTTTTGTTTAATAGATTCCCGTTTATCAAATAGCTCCTCTAGGTTCAAGAAGTTCTTGATAATAGTCCTCTTCTCTTCTGGAGTAGCGGATACGAAATCAAGCGTATTGTTCTGCCCAAACACCATGCTAGCCAAGAATAGCTTGTAGTTAGTATTGAGGTGCTGCTCGATCTTTTCTTGTGTTGCGGTGACAGATTCCTGAGTTCGGTTGTCATCACCTACCCAAAACTCCAAGAAGGTAGGGCGACGAGTTCTTATGATTCTTATCTTGTCGTTGATTATTAACTCAACCTTACAATTCTTTTTACTTCCAAAATTAATCATGGCCTCTTCAGTAGACTTGCGAATAGTCTTACCAAAAAGGCCCCATACCACAGCCTCAATCAACGAACTTTTGCCAGACCCATTACTTCCTCCGGTATCTTTGTTCTTACCCTCGATCATCACAAGACCTGAGTATTGGTCAAAGGCTAGCTCCGCTTCTTGGAAGCTGTAGAAGTTATTTATCTTTATGTTATTTATCTTCATCTAATTCTTTCAACCCAGATAGCAAATCTTCTTTGGATAGGGGTGTGACGCTGCTATCAATGTAGTCTTCTATAATAGCCTCGTTGATACTAAACAATTGTCTCTCTGGACGGTAGTAGCTTATTTCCTCTTTAGTGTCTACCACATTTGCAAATCGTATATCTACCCAATTGATCAAAGGATAATCAGACCTAATCTTGGAGATCAAATCCAATTCATTACCTTCCTTTAGAGGATTAACTAAAACCCGAACTAAATTAAAGTGGTGATCGTCTAACTTAAGTTTGTGAAGATCTTCTAGCTTGCAAACATGATGCTTTGGCCCCCCAACAGCAGGGATGGCTTTCCAATAGTTTCTCCTGTTTTTAAACTTGTAGTGAATAACATAGTTTGGCTTCCCTGCTTCTTGAAATGATGTAGTGTACGGAGTACCTACAACCACCACTTTATCTTTTGCTGAGTAGTGATGAATGTGTCCAAGAAATGTAAGGTTATTAAAGCACTCAAGAGGAATACGGAAGTCGTTATCGCCAGCACTATTAAGACTCCCATGGTAACCAAAGTGCCCAAATACAACGGCCCTTTTATCG